CCTGCACCTTCGAGACCTTTGGCTGCTCCCTCAAAATTCTTGGTTAAATCTTTTATTCCTCCAAATGATTTGGATATGTCACCAAAACTCTTAGGAAGATCCTTTAGACTTTTAATTTCACCTAGATTTTTACCTACGTCACCGAATGATTTTGTTATTCCTTTAAAATCTTCGCCTAATTTTTTAAAGTCAAGACCCTTGATACTTTTGGTAACTCCTTCGAATTCTTTGGATAAAGATTTAAAATCCAGATTTTTTAGATCTCCACCTAACTTAGAAACAGTATCTTTTAGTCCCTTCTCCGACTCAACATTTGATTTCTCCAGTTTTTCTGAACTCTCGGTATTTGTTTTTACCGCACCGGTAAGCTTCTCAATGTTTCTACTGAGATCTAGCATCTGAGCTGTTAGTTTAGGATCTGACATATCTGTATATATTTAGATAGTTTTATTTAGATGTAAAACTAAATAACTGTGTAACCCCTCCCTCAGCTTGGGCCTCTGCATTTTCTTTTTCTATCGTAGAATTAAGCTTATCGATCCATATTTGATATTCATAGAAAGGTATTGATTCTAGCCATTCTGGATCTATCTTATGTTCATACCAAAGCCTAAACTTAATATCAAAGAAGTTCTCTAAAGATATCTGAAATAAGGAAAAGAGATCTGATCCCTCCGGGAAAGGTAATATCAGCGGTGACCTCCTCATCACCGCATATATGACATTTCTGTTTAGCTTCTAAGCTAGTTCCTATCTTGATCTTTTCAGAAAGACCGAAATATAAGCTGTATTCCTCTTTCGACCAAAAATCAGATTCTTTAGATTTAATTCTGATCTTATCTGGGGTTAGATCTCTCCACTCGGAAAAAATAAAAGGAGCAATTTTGATAAATCCTTCGTCGACTATATTATTTCTTTTGTATTCATTTCTTACGAATTCAGTAATAGCCTGAGTAACACCTATACTAGGAATTGTCATCTCTATATTCTTACCCGTTTTTTTAATAGTAAAGATAAAGCTTCTAGTCTCAGGATTATAGTATTTCATAATGTCCCGATCTATCTCATAGGAACTAAGGACTCCTGTTCTTAGTTCTATGCCATCACTAAATGGACATTCTGGTGTTTCTCTACATTTTTTCTTAACCCCAAGCATAATCGAATTCTCCCCTCTAACAAAGGTAAGATCCCTTATTGCCATAATAACAAAAAATCTGTCCTCTTGCTTAAGATCTTTATATGAAACTACGCCCTCACCAGGAAAATCCATTCTAAAACATCTATCCAAAATATAGCTTAGCTTCTCTTCTATATCTAATTGGTCATCCTCGTCGATAGTAGAAAAATGTCGAATCTCTTTAACTTCAGCTGCACGGATAGCAATCCTGGTTTTTTCTGGATAAAAGATACCACTAGAAGGAAGAAGCGTAACAGGAAGATTTTTCCACCCACTGTCAAAAGCCGGTGATTCGCTAACACTCTGAGCTTTACCGAATGATGTTCTATTAACGGATTCGTTTACTCCTAATACGTTCATTTTTTTATCCTGAACGTTATGAGCAGGACCTACTGGTTCTATTTTAGCCGTTTCTTCTTTCTCGATGTGTGAAATAGTAGACGGAGAAGACTGAATTTCTTCAGGTTTTTCTTCTGCTGGTTTCGGATCATCATATTCAATTCCACCCTCTATTTCTTTTCTTCTTAGAATTTCTTCAGGCGATAGTCCATTATCCATATATCTTATGTTTTTCTATTATATAACAGGAAACAAAAAAAGAGGCCAAAATAGCCTCTTTTTTTTCAATTTTTTTCATCCTATATTATTATAAGAAGATATCTTCCCAATAATCACATATCCAACTAGCGCTAAGACTGTATATCGATGCAGATTCATAATCTAGTTCCATTGGATTTATAGCTTCACTTAAGAAGCAAGAAGGTATTCTGATTCTTCTAAATACGTCACCTCTCTTATTAAATACCTGAATTACCATAGATCCGACATAATCTGATTTGATACCCATCGCACCTGTTAGAGGATTGTAGATTAAATCTGACCACTGTCTAAGAACCTTGTAAACTGTCATGGAATTTTGATCATTTAAGTTGACCTCAAATTCCATAGATAAAGTCATATCACTGGTAGATGGTTCGCCACCAGCGTATCTTCTAGTTGCGAACTTATAGTTTTGTTCTACTGTAGCTGCAGGTGCTATATCTACCGCAAGACCAGTTATAGACTTAACTTGCTGAGATAATATACCTTCTCCATTGAAAGTAGTAGCAGCATCAACTATTCCAGCAGGAGGATTAATAATAACCTCAAACTGGTTTAGATAAACCGGTTCATAATTGTTTATAGCTGCTTTAGAATTAGTAAAGTGTGGTAATCCTGCCATTTATTTAAGTGTTTTTTATAGGAACAAATCCTCCCAATAATCAACCGCCCATACCATATCATCAATCTTGTAAAGATCTGTTGAAGTGTAGTTTAGGTTCATTGGTGAAATTGGCTTAGTAAGGAAACAATCTTTACAAGTGATTCTTCTAAAGACGTCACCTTGTTTATTGAAGATGTTGACTACGATAGTTCCAACGTAATCATTTTTAAGACCCATTGCACCAGTAAGAGGATTGTAGATCAGATCCGACCACTGTCTTAGTGTTTTAAACACATACATCGAATTGTCATCATTTAAGTTTACGGAGAAGCTGACACTTAAATCCATAAATGTCTGGTCAGGTTTAGCACCTGCGTAGTTCCTCTTAGCAAACTTAAATTTCTGAGTTGCCAATCCCGGGTTTTTATCCAAAGAAAGTCCACTTACTTTGGAAACGTGTTGAAGTAGTATCTCACCGCCAGCAACAGCTGCTGGTGGGATGATAGTAACTTCAAATTGATTCAGGTAAACAGGTTCAAACTTGTTTACTGCTGATAATGAATTCGAAAAGTGAGATAATCCTGCCATAATTAGTTATATTTATCTGCCCTTCTTAAAACTCGTAAATTATACGAATTGGATAAATCCTCCAGAAGCGATTCCACCTGTTCTAGTAACTGTAATTCTGTTAATGAACTTCTGAATTCCTCTTGCTGGTTCGATGATAACATCGATAATACCCATATTCATATCGATAATTGCTGGAGTGTTGTTAGAAGCGTCCATGATTGTTTGGTATGCGTAAATACCTCCACCGGCTCTAACTCCATCTAAGTAATTATCTACTAATGTTTTAATTTCTAGACGAATTGAATCCTCGTTAAAGTCAAATAAGTAGTTAGCAAGAATTTCTTGTACGTCATTCTCTACGCTAATTAATAAGTCTCTTACGTGAACCAAGTTGAATGCGGAATTAACCTGCTGATAAGCAGTTTGGTTACCGAAGATAACCACTCCAATTCCTCTTCTTTTTATAATTGGGTTAATTCCAAAAGGTTCTAGATTTCCTCTATCTTCTTCAGTAAAGTCATATTCAACACCTACGATGTTTCCTCCACTTATAACCCCTCTTTTTTGACCTGCTATAATCGCATAAGGTTCTCCGTTAGCAAACTTTCTAAGGAAGTTATTAGAAACATAAGCTGCTGGTGGAACCTCGACGTTTCTATTTGACTCTCTTACAGTAATATAAGGAGAATAGAATGCCGCATATTTAGCACCATCATCTTCAGTAGGTAAGCTAAATGTGTATGTTGGATTTAAAGATAAGTTACCGCCGTCTGCAATATAAGCCGTATTTAATCTTGGATAAGGATTAGCTGCAGTAGGTGCATCAGTAAATCTAGGATCAGTGCTAGCTCTAAATTGAGCCATTGAAGGAGCATTAATGATAGCTAAAGCTTGTTGTCTTAATTTAGCCAACCTAGAAAGCTGGTACTTAGTATTAGGTAAGATCTGACCGGAGAAAGTATCTACGATATATCGGTAAGATATAACGTCCTTAGCTGCTAGGGTTTTTGCAATATTAGTATTGTACATAACATCCAATATCTCGGATATTCTAGCATCGCTTCCATTTGGTCTATGCCATTCGGTCATTGTAAATCCACTTAGGTAAGTGAAGTCAAATGATCTTGTGAATTGAGCTATAGATTTAAATTTCTGAACTCTTACACCAGATCCTGCAGTATAATAAAGAACCGGTCTTGCAGAAGTAACTCTATAAGTTCCAGCTGTAGTAGTTGCAGAAACTGTAGTAATTTTAGCTAATCTATTTTGTCTATTTCCTGTTGCAGGATCGCATATGTCTAAATCAGTAGAAACTACCAAATCACCAACAGAGAAAGGAGCGTTTCCATTAACATCTTGAGTTACTAGGAAAGTTGTTACGTCTATCTTAGTACAATCAACAAATTCATTTATTGATCCCTCTTGAGAAACTATATCAATAGCCTGAGTAGATACAGGTAAACCAACGTTATTAGAAGCATAAGCTGTACCGAATCCGGTTATATTGGTTATTGTAGTGTCTGCTAAAGAAACATTGGTAAACGCTCTGGTATTAACAAAGTTAAATTGATCACGGTCAACTGTTTCTTCGAATCCTAGATATTGAACACTTGATCCGGTATCGTTAAGCCATATGATATCACCATCTGCAATGTTAGCATATTTATTATCTTGGTATAATTCTGAAGCATTATATCCTACTAGTACGTTAGAAACTCCAAGAGGAGCATTTGGACCAGTTACACCACCAGGTGTAGCTGTACTAACTATATCAACATAATCAGAGTTACCAAATTGGTAAGCATTAGTGTAGAAAGGTTGATTACTTCCAGAAGCACCAGTATTATAAGAAGTAAGATTATAAGTTGGCGTTACTGTAATACCTTGAGATCTGTAGAAACCAGTATCTAGAGGGTGAGTAAAGAATATTCTTAATTCACCGCTAACATCTTTAGTTCCAGTTACTTTTAATTTAACTAAGTCACCTTCGGAGAATTGGTTAACCAATGCACCAGTTAAACCACCAGTGTAACCAGATACGACACCAAGGATAAACTTCTGATCATTAGAAGAATTTACTGTCAAGAAAGTTTTTAATTCATTCTTCTGTGCTGCTGTTTGAATATACCCTGCAGTTCCACCGGTTCCTGAAGTTTGTAGATAGTGAAGACCTCCGTCGAAAGAAGCAGGATCATAAGCTGCAAAAGATTGATAAACAATACCTGCGGTTGCTCCAGTAACTCCGGTTAACGTGTAGAGAGTACCTACTTTAGCACCAGCTGTATAAACTGTTGCTCCGGTTGCACTTACAAATCCTGTTGCTCCAGTAACACCTACTACATTTTGACTGTATAAGTAGTCAGCTACTAGAACCTGATCGTAACTTAAGAAATTAATTCTCGGACTCGGTAAATCACTGTCTCCTGTTAATTCGTCAATAAGGTGATTACCAACAAGATCTATTTTAGATCCATTAGCACAGATATCATCAAATGCTTGTTCGTCTATAGCACAGAATAATCCCGTAGAAGGTGTGCTATTGTTTATGAGTGTTTGGATGTATTGATTAACACCATTTAAATCAACGAAATCTGGTATAATACAGCCTGTAACAGAAGTAACAATGGAAACATCAGGTTCAGCTAAAAAGTTGTCTATACGGCTTTTAATGAACCCGTTTTCAGTAAAGTAAGTACTCCACTTAGGATCAATGGAGAGAGCTTGATAGTTTGTCCAATCTCCATAGACAGCGATTACGTCAATGAAATAATCGGACATGTAATCATAAGGGTGCATAAAGCTAGGAACGTTATCTGCTCCATACCAATCTATAGCAAAGATATCATAACCCTTAAGTGGTTTTGACGAATCCGTCGATTTTCTAGTAATGATACTCATCGGGGATTTACCTAAATTAACCAAGCTAAATAATTTACCCTGATCTGCAACGCTAAGAGTTGCAAGGAAATAATTAGGATCTGCGAACCAGAATCTTTCCTTGTTATAGTATGATGAATATAACTTACTTGTTACTACACCATTATATTCCTCGGTATCAAGTGAATATGCCTGATAGTCTACCTCATCCGGATTAGCTGACTCCAAATCGTCATTAAGTCTTAAAAGGTTTAAAGCAAACACTGGGCCTGCATTCAAACATGTTAATATGGATCTTTGGAAAAAAGATCCCTTGTTTTCTAATGATCTATCGATGTCGCCAAAAATAGAAATTAGAGTAGTTACGTCCGGGATATAAACTGGTGTGTTGAATGGACCCTTGTTAGAAAACCCTACAACTAGACGAATTGTCTGTGAAGTTAAGATCACGTTTTGTGACGCGTCAAACTCCAGGGTGTAGACTCCGGATGCTCTAAACTGAGAATAGTCTATTTTTACCTTATTTGCCATTATATTAAAGATATTTTTGCTTCTAGACTATATATCAAAACAGAAATCGGATTTATTGGGGAGGTTGGATAAATATCCCCTTTATAACAGATTGTTAAAATCTCCGTAGCTCTTTCCATCTTTGGTAGAGAATCCGTTTTCATCTTCTCCATTAAATCCGGACTCGAGTTTCTTAATGATCATATCTTTGTAGGAATTCTCTTCCAATTCGTCAAATACCTCGCCTACTATTTGATTAAAATCATAACCATCAAACAGCCCAGGGAGATTGACCAGTGTCATTGCAACATCATCATGTCCGCTCTGACTTGAATATGTACCTGAATTATTAAGACCAAATGTAAAAAGCTCCGGTATAGTCCATTTCTTTTCATTAACTAAAACCCTATCCCTTCTTATTAAGCTTCTGAGAAGTTCACAGTACTTCATTTTATTCTTCTCGTTGTACTTAATACCAGGTTTTAAAACTCTGGCTGCTTCTGTGTGTTTAGTAAACAAAAACATCTCATCATAGAAATCATCCCTCTGTGAAAGTTTATCATAAACTAGCTCACCTTTATAGTTCATCTCGAGAGCTATTTTAACCCTATCAACCTCAAATATTTCAGAACATAGGATCTGTAGGAGTTTTGTGAAATCCTCAAGCTTTATCTCATTATCACGAAAAACCCCAACCTGAACAAGACCAAAGAAATCAGATTCGTCCTCATACTCCTCCATTTTTTCTATGACATATTTTGGAAGAGGGGTAACTTTAAAAATATTTATAACTGTAAAATCCCCTTTGGCACCGCTGCTAAGATCTACTGAAAGGATGAATTTTTTACCCGGCTGATTAGCTTTATCGAGATCAAACTTGGGATGCCATATAAGATTCTCATAATTAACATCAGCATAATGAAGATTTGAAAGTTCTCTCCACTGATATTCAACCTCATTATTTCTTATTTTTCTAAGCTCATCTGAGCCAAGTAGAAGACTTGACGAGCTTAAAAATTGATTACCGTATTCCTGATTAAAAAGTTCTTCACTACCTAAGTTACCAATCTCTCTTTTTTTCCAATCGTCATCCCTTCCAGGAACCTGCCACCAATCTACTCTTATTGGATTGAAGCTGTTTTCACCGTTTAGAGCACCTTGATAAATTTCATAGAATTTATTCATCCCGTTTGGTGTGGAGGTAATAATAATTCTGGAAACCTTGGACGAAGATACCGTTGGATATGTTGATCTAAAGAAAGCCTCAATAAAGTTTGCATTAATGTGAGCAAACTCGTCCATGTATAGAAAATGTATAGTAAAACCAATACCTGAAGTTTTAGTGGTAGTTTTAGCTAATACTCTACATCCATTGTCAAACCTCATGGTCATCACATTATTAACAACCATACCGGGTTTCATATAAAAAGGAAGCCCTTTGATGATTGCCTTTATCTTGTCCATTAACTCTTCAGCAGTGTCACCAACGTTCGCCAGGATCATCGCATTTTTATCGTGATTGAAAAGCAAGTACCAAACCAATATTATAGAAGACGTAATTGATTTACCAACCTGTCTGGGTGCTAAAAATATGTTGAATCTATTGTTTTGATATTCTCTAAGTACCGATCCTTGATAATCTCTTAATCGGATATAATCCAATCCCATATCAGTCATTACCTTACAATACTTAGCAAAATATGTAACATCCTCAGCACATTTCTTCATTTCGAGAATTTCTTCTCTGGTGTACTCCCATAGGACATTAGCTCTTTTTAATTCAGGATCATTATCATGGAAAGGGTTATCTATAGACTTATAATCCAATCCTTCCTCGTCAACTTTACGCAGAAGTTCTTCGACCCTTGCAGTTGACCAATGGGAGGTTTCTATCTGTTCTATTTTCTCTATGCTATTTTCCATTATTCTAAGATATCATCCTCTATTGAAAAATCATCCACATCAACCTTATCGTCAGAGTCTGTTCTATTCGGATTCTGCGCATCTATTATTTTTTTCTCTCTAGCGTTTACTACCGCATTAGGATCAATCACCTCGGGTTTTATGTCAACCACCTCGGATCCTATAATATCTCTAAGTCCCTCCATAATACCTCTAGTTCCTCTAGATTTCAATCCCCCATCTGAAGTGAGTGAACTGTTAGGTGTATAAACATTTCCGTCTCCGCTTTCCTGGTCTATAACTATCCCTCTTGAGTGTTTCTTTTCATCAACCTCAATTCTAGTTTTCTTGTAGTTCTGCTCCATCTTTTCCAGATATGCCTGATAATCCTTAGGCATCTGCATAATCTGTGATTGTAGTTGTGCAAGAACTTCAAAAAGTCTTGGGTGCATATTTCCCAAATCTATTTCTTCAAGGATTTTAGTTATCGCGTGCTGGGCTGATTTTAATTGGAACATCATAGAAGATAAATTCATCGCATCTATCTTCTTCTTAAATTCAACATGGGATGCTTCGCTCACGCTCGTTTCATCCATGTAGAATTTTGTTATTGTATCTAACAAAGCTTTAGCATCGGTCAATGCTGCAGATTTTTCTCCCGAAAAATCCATCAGATCCGTTGTTTTTAATCTGGGAAGCTCGTCGCTATCAGGAAGTATATTCTCCAGAGCTTCCTGCATAATTATAGAGTCAAGGCTTTCCTTTATTTTTTCCTCGACAACTTTCTCCGGTTTCGGTTTTCTTCTAGGCATAAATTATCTGTTTCTTGCAAACTTCGGAATATTCAGAAGTGGTTTTGCGTTATCAATAATATGGGCTAATTGTGCATCTCTCACTATATTCTGATTTAATACAGTTGATTGAGTATCTATATCTATCATATTTTTAAATAATCTGACGTTACTAAGCCAAATAGGTCCGGTGTAAATCTTATATGAGTTATTATCAGTTCCGTAAAAAGGACTAGATGTGTCGGTAACAATATCAGCAGGGGCATCGAAAAGAATATCGTTTGTGAACATTCTTACCGAACTATGCACCTTCTTTAAATTGCTTGTCTGATCATTAGGATCGGTAGGATCATATGTCATTGCCCATACATTTGCAGAGATTTGTTTGTAAACATTAGAGAAATTAACAACTACACCATACCAGTCACCAAACTCAGGAACAAATTGGAGAGGTGAGTTTATTATGGTATCGTTTAGTCTTATTACTATGCTTCCCTCACCTAAGAAATTATTAGTGAGTTCATCCATTACACCAGAGTGAATTAGATCTATTCGGATTCCTTTGATATCCTCATTAACATCTAAATAGAGACCACTTATTAAATTTCTGCTTTGAGCTTTTTGCATTTTCCATATAATGGTTCCTTCAGAAAAATCTACAGAGTTATTATCGACAGCAAATCTATATTCATCAATTACCTCCCTTACCTCATATCCTCCAGAATGTAGCTTATCACCTTTAATCGCAACATATCCTTCCGGATTACTACTATATGATTCCCATACCTGTAGATTATGTTTTCTTGGATAACTGTTAAAATAAAGAAGATCATTAGTCGATGATTCTAGTGTCAGGTTCATTACAGGATAAGATCTCCTTGCAAGCTGTTGATTATCGTAGAAATTCTTAAGACTAAACCAGCAACTATAGGCTAACTCGGTAGTCGAATCAGATTTCGGAAGAACTTTATATCTTACTGCATTTCTATATCTTCTAGGATCTGATCCAAATTCAGAATCGTCTGCAAAAGCTTGGTAAAGATCATAATAATTATTCAGAACTATCGTCCAGTTATTATTCAGATCATATTCTATAATCGAAAGATCCTTATAGACATAAGATCTTATAGGGTCTTGATCTAACTGCGTTATAGTTGTAGCGTACTGCTGGGGTTTAGAGCTTTTAAGTTCCTCTGCCTGTACTTCATCGCCAAATAGATCTGCAGTGGTAAGTGATATACCATCAAGTTCTTCTTTGTAAGCAGGATCCTGAAAATACGTATTAGACCTAGGAGTATATTTTTTGAGCTCTATTTTAAAGTAAACAGGAGCGTTCATAAAATCCCTAAATAAATAGGTTGAATTAATCTGATAGATTCTATTGGTTAAAGGAAAATATATGATATCTCTTTTTCGAGGCTGTGATCCCCTACCGAAGATAGATTCGAAGTATCTCCTATCTATTTGTATCTCAAAAGGCTCTTCAAATTGAAGACCAAATGGATCGAAGTTTATCTTATTGTCCGGGAATTGATTCTGAGGAACCAATACCTTTATACATTTCTCATCAACAACATCAAAAATGGTATACTCTTTCAATACCACATCCTTACCTCTAGCCTGTGGTTGAACAGAATAGTAATTGATATCTAGACCGAATACATTATTCACCATTAAACTTAGATCCTGGTACATATTAAGAGCTCTATTAACTCCGTATGGATTAAACGTAAAGTTGCAATTAGAAAAAAGTATGGGTCTAGTGGAAACCTCATCGGTACATATAGGAGCTGGCTTATAGATGACAACCTCTGGAGTAGGTTCATATTCTAAATCCAATTCAAAGTTTACTATTACAATCGAGGGGTCTATTGGTTCCTCGCTGTTATAAACTATCGTACCGTCATCATTTACCAATACCGAGGTAAATCTAAATTCGGGGTAGAATTTATTATTAGGGTTTAATGGAATATCAAAAAGCTCGGAATATTCATTAGTTAATCCACCTAATGCAGTTCCAACATTAGTCCAGAGTGACCAAGTTTTACCGTCGATACTGTATCTGAAATCTATCGATATGTCATTAGCATTTAATATCGATCCAGAATTATTACTGTGTGAAGCATCTATAATCCATCCCTTAAATGCTGTAACGTATTCAAAAGGATTATCCCAGGTTAAAACCCGATAATTACCTATATAAGTGAAATTTAAAGCACTGTCTAATTGCTCTATTCTAAGATCGTAATATTCTGCAGTTTCGCAGGGTTTATAGAATACCTTACCATCTAAGGTAACTTGGTGATATCCACCACATCCTATCTGCTTAGATCTGGCTTCAGCTGCTCCAGTAGTTGAAAAGATGTTATCTACGGAAGAATTCTTTACTTTAGAAGTATTCTGTAGACCATCATGATAATTATATCTCTGGTTGGATAAATTATATTGTTCCCCGTTTGTGTTTCTGACAGGGGATCCGTCTTTAGGAAATCTATTCTCCGGATAAAAACTCATTCTGTAGTAAGTACTTTTTGTATATATCCTTAAAAAAATTAAGGAATAACAAGTCTATCTACAGAATGAGGTTTAGGAGGTTTAGATTATTTCGTTTTAGTAAAGATTCCGCTTTCGAAATCTAATTTTCCATTGCCATATTGGGAGATCACTCTTTGTTGTAAATCCTCTTCCTTCTGGTAAATTAGAGCTGCTTGGTCATGAAGCTCAGAAAGCTGTGTATTAATCATTTCAAGATCTTTCTCGTAAAAAGATTTCTGTACGCTTAATCTTCCAACTTTAATAACATTGTCCATAAGTTCATCCTTAAGAGCTTGAACTTCTAGTACTAATTCTTCTGGTAATTTTACTGATTCTTCCATTTGTTTTTATTTTTTTTAGATTCCTGGTATGCTAAAGTTTCTATTCGATTGATTTTATTATGTCATCTACATTAAAAATCTCATCCGTACTATAATATGGGCATTCGTAAGCTATTCCATCGAACGAATAATCAAAAAGATATGAATTTATTAGCTTAGGTTGAGTCTCTGGCGGGTTTGCAATTATATTTTTATGAAACGGATACCCGAAATTAACGGGAGAAGTACCTATCCATAAAACAGTAGATTTAAGATTTAAAGCTGTCGCAGCATGTTGGAGACACGAATCGATAAGAACTCTTTTCTCAGAAAGAGCAAGCAATAAAAAAAGATCCAATGGAGATAACGGGTCACTAATTATTTCCGCTCCTGGGATTTGTCTAGAAGTGGGCTTGCATACTTGTATTATATGATGGGTACTTCTGAATTTGTCCGCTATTTTCAAAGAAATATCAAATGGGATATCTCTGGTCCACGAATAAGCATTTTCCGAATTCATAGGTCCTCCGTTAGTTTGGATCAACAGAATCGGATTTTCTCTAATCCATTTTTGTGCACTCCTCTGCTGGACAAGATTGAAATTAATTACTGGACTCTGATTTTTATACTCCAGATCCATTAATTTACACCAACTCTCAATAATATGTTTTCTTTTGGATATGTGATTGCTCTCGTAATATGCTTCGTGTCTAAAAACGAGGGTATCCTTATCTCTAATATAGTCATCATAGAAATATGGGGTATTTCCAACACTATAAACCCGATATATTAGTTTATGGTTAACGAATACATCCGGATAAGAAGCCACTATAATAATTTTTCTGTCAGGGTACCTTCCGTGAAGAGTTTCTATTAGGGACGTTGCAGCAACATTTTTACCTAAACCTCCCTCTATATGCCACACTAAATAACTGTCCATAGATTATTTCTTTATACCGATTCTAATCCATTTATACCACATTCTTTCGTGGAGGAAGTATATGACTGGTTTTAATAGTAACTCTCCCATGCCCAGCATAGATGATATTTCTAAAGGAACACCTAAAGAATATGCAACAGTTACTGTTGTAAGGGTTCCGATTATTCTATACGAAACAGTTTTTAGTATATGCCGGGTCAAAACGGATTCGTTTTTTATCGTCTCTATTCTAGCAACATTGTCTTTGATTGTACAATACCCATCACATGACATATGCCACTTATATTCCTCAATCTCTGGTATCCAGTTTTTAGTAGTGTATGAATGTCCATTTACTATTACATCCGAAACAAGAATCTCCTTTCCTCCTTCTTCTATCAATCTCCATCTATCGTCCTCCGATGAAGAGACCGTGTTAAATCTAATGTGATATGTCTTAAATTTCTTGCTCATAGTTTACCCTCTGATTTTAAACCCTCTCTTATCTTAGTTGCAGAAATATCCGATATTTCCGCTGGCGGAACGTGTTCGATGATATCGTAACCAACACCTCTACCGTAATTTATAGATTCTATGTCAGGTATAATCATCACCTTAACTCTTCCTGATTGTACATAATCCTGATAAAAATTCTCTATATCATTTTTAACTTGTTCCGGAGAGAATGGATTTTTATCATCGGGTTCAACATCTCTTATACAAATAAGTACGTTTTTACCCTCTTCTAATGCTTGATTAAAAAGCCATTGATGTCCCGAATGGAGAGGCTGCCATCTACCAACAAACATTGAATATTGATGTCTATTGGAAGAAGTTTTTTTATCTGCTTTCGCGATATAATTTTTCATGTGATACTATTTTGATAATACTTTCCTCTGGATTATCTATTGTAGTATCAATGTCTATGAAGTTTTCGATCGGAGCTTGATAGTCGGGAACGTGGAAATTCTCTCTTCCTCTTTTCTCTGTAGTGTGGACGTATATTTCAACCAATGAATCACCCATGGAAGTCTTAAAATGATCTCTTTGATCTCTATAAGGTGAAACTAGAGAAACCACTACATCCTTACCTTGATTCTCTAAATAGTGAGAGATCTTTTGAGCTAAATCTATGTTTTTTCTTCTCCCTGATTCAGAATAATCCTTGTTATCGAATATCCCTCTTAGATGATCTCCGTCAATATGAAACGCACCGTTATTTAGAATTTTTATTAGCTCTTTAGCAAGAACTGTTTTTCCGTGTCCTGGTTGGCCAGTAAACCAGTAGATCATATGATATTATTTATAAACGTAAGTAAAAAATCCTTTCTGTCCGCTACCATTAACGACAGTAACTATATATTTAGTTCCGGGCGAATTCTTCTCCAAATAGTCTATTATGACCGGAACTTTTATGAATTCATTATCTCCTATAGTACCCCCCTGAGAAGAGGTTGTTGATTTTCCATCGGGAGAGATCTCTACTATTTCTATATAATCTATGGGAGATGTGTCCTTATATTGAAAAAATAAAGTATTGTTTGCTATATAAAAAGAAGGAGAACTAAAAGATTGACTCTTGTCCCAATTTGTTGATCCCTTTTCCAGAAAAACTTCCTTATCTTTTATGACATTATTAAAAGTCTGAACGGTCTCGAATGGAACCTCTAAAGACTCGCTTTCTATTTCCGCTTTTAAAATTTCGATGGACTTAGATCTTCTCTCCATATCATCAGTAAATTCACTAACGTGTTTAGCCTTAAGATTTGGCTTAACAGTTTTTTCGTCATCTTTTAAGATGTGCTCCTTGTAAAGAGGTGTAGGATCTGTTAAGATCTCAGAAAGCTTAGTTAGTTTTTCTTGCAGTAATATTACTCTAGGATCTGGCATACCTTATATATAATTGAACTTTTTATAAAACCAATCATAATGGTTTCTTAATCTATCAGATTCTGATTTACCTAGTATTTTTACATAATCGTCAGGAACAGGCCTAACTTTAGGAGATATTTTATGATCTCCGAAAATGCCGTGAATGACATCATTCTCGTGTGTTAATTGCTGAACGTTGTCAAAATCGTGTTTAAAATAAGGGATATCTAAATAGGTGTAAAGCTTCTTTATTTCAGATTCAGGATCGGTCGTAAAATTCTCAAATTTAATAAAGTGGATTTTTTCATCATATCCTTGATGTATTGACTCGAAAAGCCATTCTAAAGAAGGACCGATTGGAGGGGAAACCGAAAAATAATCTACCCTTGCTGGGGTTGTCATGTTTTTTAATTCAGCACCATTAACGATCATAGGATCTTTGTGTGGGTTTTTTCTAAAATTCTTTTCCATCGAAGAGAATACACCTCTTAAATCTCTAACCATTACAACTATCTTAGGATCCTCTTCAAAAAAATCTGCAAAGGATCTGTTTCCCAGCCAAGATCTGCTTTTTTCAAATACGTATGGTCTATCAGTAATAGAATTAAAGTAACCATAAATACCCCCTTTACAGAATCCTCTGAAAGCCTCTTTCATTTCTTCAGGATCCTGTGCTTTAAAAGCATCACTAGAAGAATAGACACTTCTTGACGATAAAAGAAGTTCTGAAACTCCAGAGGTTGGTGTTGAGTAAATATCAGGATTCTGCATCATCACATTTTGTAGTAATGTGGATCCGGACCTCGGAAGTGAGGAGTTATAAAATATCTTTTTTACTGGCATTATTGTCCGTTTAAAGTGTTCTCTAATGTCTCCAGTCTAGCAGATAATTCCTGAATTGACTTAATCATAGGTGCCATTAGAGCTTCATATGTTAATCGATAAGCATCTTGTGTGCTATTATACTTAAGTGCATCGAATTGTTCCCCTAGCTCATCTAGTGCTTTTCTAAGATCCTGAGCTATAAGTCCATACTCTTTGTGCTCGCTTACTAATGTTCCGTCCTTTTGGCCATATTCAAATCCACATTTATCAACATACCTCTGTCTTTGATCCCAATTGAAGGAAACAGGGGTTAGCTTATTGATGAAATTAAGACCTAAATTATTAGATAGAGGCTCTATATTAGTTTTATCTCTACAATCTGAAACGTTTGTCCAAGCCGCCCAAACACAGTTGTAAACGTTGTTATTTGCATTTCCCCAAACAGTGTGATATGCGGCATTAGATGTTACCGCGTTGTATCCTACCGCTATTTGATAGTTATAGGTAAAATTATTACCCGCAGCTTTACCAACTGCGGTTGATCCATTTCCATAAACGTTTGCGGCTAAAGCATTTTCTCCAATTGCAACGTTGCTTTGTCCGGTAGTTTGAGAACTAGCCGCATTCGCACCAATTGCAACGTTGCTTCTAGAGGTCGAGTTAAATAAAGCTTTATAACCTACTGCAACGTTACTTCCTTGGGTAGTATTATTATACAATGCCATATATCCCAATGCCGTATTGTAACTACCCCTATTGTTTTTATAAAGAGATTTTGATCCAACTGCTGTATTTTTTGAACCTTCATATCCTCCCGTATTGTTGTAAACCAAAGATCTGTGACCGATAGCAACGTTACCGCTTGAATTATAATTCTCATATAGAGCTGATCTACCTATGGCAACGTTGTAACATCCACTGATATTGCAATATAAAGAAGCTCTTCCCATTGCAACGTTATAAAGACCCGTAGTATTGTAAGCTAAAGTTCTTCTACCTATCGCAATATTTCCACATCCTGCATTGTTAGAATATAAAGCAGATCTACCTAAAGCAACGTTATGGTTTCCGTATGTGTTAGAGACCATGTTTGCAGCACCGATACTGATATTACCCCCTCCAGTATTATTATAACAAAGTGTTTCAAATCCTATAGCGATATTACATCCTCCATAACCATTACC